ATCCGGGGTGCTGTCTGTGCATGCACAAGTGTGCACACTTCAACCTACTTGACCTAGCCGAGGCGAGGACAACCACTATGAGACAAAGAGTCGAAGATGATACAACATCAGCGAATGTGTCGGATACCGCCGCATCTGAGAAAACCAATAATAATGGTACTCAGTCGTGCGATACCGGTAACATCGCTAAGCATTCTTTCGGTTTTCCCTATATTACCGGGACTTACCGCGAAATGCGAGATGTTGTCATCCCAAACTTCCGTCAACGTAGTGCTAAAGGTGAGATTTTCGTGAACCCTATGTATTCATTAGAATACACAAGAAGTTACACGTTGTCTGATCTTGCGTTCTATGTCCCGTACACGTCATCTACTCCAGGCAGCCAGCGGTACTGTTCATATTATTATGAACAGAAACATACCGACAGCTGTCTGTGCATACAGTTACGCGGTCATGCAATCAACCACATTCCATCGAAAATTGATGGTATGCGATTGCGGACACTCGCGGGTACTGATGCTGCAGCCAGGGTAGCCGATCCTGTTTTTCAGGGGTTGGTGTTCCTTGGTGAGCTTCGCGAAACTATAGGTTTCATTCGGAATCCGCTTAAAGCGGTGCACGATTACCTATATGATGTCAGGAAGTTTAAACGTCGCAAAAAGAAGTACGCGGCGTTGACAACTACTGATTATCTAGCGAATCAATGGCTAAGTTACCGATATGGGTTAATGCCATTGGTATTTGACGTGCAGGATGCTGCTAAAGCAATTCAGCGAACCGTAGATGGGTTCAAGCCTGTGAGGGAAACCTCACGAGGCACGGCCCAGGATCAAGAATCCTTGTCCAGCGCTACCTCTCCCTCGGGAGATACCTATGTTATATCTGAGGTATCAACCAACAGGAAGGTTAGTGTACGCGCAGGGGTTCTCTACGAGTATACGCGGTCGCCCGACACTTTTGGTGTGGGTCTCCGAGAAATACCAAATGTAGTTTGGGAGATAATCCCTTACTCATTTGTAGCTGATTGGTTCGTCAATATTAATTCCTATATTGACGCTATCGTCCCCGTTGCGGGGATTCGCAAGTTAGGTAGCTGGACCACTGTTCGTGAGGAGGCAACTACGCAGGGTATCCATAATTGGTACTCTACGAAAACTGCTTCAAACGGCGCTAACCGCGTCGTTACTCAGAATGGTACAACGGTAGAGGATTTCTCCTCTAAATCAACCACCCGGACACCCGGTCTGTCGGTCGGGCTTGCTAGCCGTGTTGCGCCTTTATCGGGCGACATAGGCAAGAAGCGCGTTACTGACCTACTGGCTTTGATACGGCAATTGCTGGCATCAAAGTGAATGTCCATAACTGAAAGGAGTCAAGACTATGTCTTTGACTATTGATTCGGCAACATACGAAAACGATGTGCCGCGGTCTTCGGATATCATGCGATATCTGGGGCCTTCACATACTCTGTCCACAAATGATTTCGTGGATCTTTCGCGCACTGCGCCGAAACCCACGACTGATTATGCGGGCAAGGGACGGGCGAGGTTTAAACTCACTCGTAACGCAACGGACGGGTCTGAATCCCTCGGTGATATTATTGCTGATTTACAAATCAGCATACCGGTGGGTACTCAGGCTTCTGAGGCGACTGCCCTGATTGATGACTTGGCCGCTTGGTTGGCCACTACTGCTGCCGACGACTTGTTCGTTTCGCACGATATCGTCCAGTAAATCCTCGTCGAGGATTCTGTGATGATCGTGTTCAACGATATGGTCTACGTAGCATGCGTGGTTCCAGGCGACATGAATCGTGTATTCCTCTGGTTTTTCAGAGTCGTATGTGATTCGCTTGTCGTTATTCAGAGCGTCTCGATCCCATTATTTTGATGGGATCGTTTTAACGAACGAGGAGGCTATATGCCTAAACGTAAGTCAAAGCGTGCCGATCTGGCACTCAGAAGCACACAGGATCAGGTCTATAGATCTGTCCTGAAAACCGTTCTGCAGAGCTGTGACATTGAGGAAGCCCCGAGACTTCTTGAACTACTTCGTAGTTCTAGTTTTGGGAAACTGCTCGATTGGTCTGAGCGTCCGAGTCCACAGATGTATGACTCGGCCAGGTCTTATTTCCTGGAAGCCCAGATTGCAGCACTGATTCGGAAGTACCCCTTCACAGCATTGCAAGTACCCGGGTTAGACCCGGAGAAAGCAGCTTTGTCTAAGTTTCATAAGGCAGAGCATCGGTGTGGAAGGTACAACCGTCGCGCCATTCTCAAACGGAAACGTTGGAATGACCATGCTCAGATCTATGAGTATGCGCGTCAGTATATTGAAAGAGTAATTGGGCGTGAGCCCGATCTCCCATCTATACTGGACCAGTGCGACTTCACGGCTGGCGCGTCACTAGGTGTTCATGGAAATAGGACCAACCCGATGCGTAAGTTATTTGCATCCAGTTGGACCGTGACACCTAGCGCTTTGCCATACGCCATTGTGGCGCTCTGGAAACACATCCAGGTTCGTGATTGCATCCTCCCGGGTGCGATCAAGTGTTATGATCCTATAGCATTTAAGGATCTGGTGTGTTCGAGAGTTGAGTATGTCGACTGCAACAAGATTTCCTTCGTTCCCAAGACAGCGAAGACCCATCGGTCGATAGCTGTAGAACCTTTACTTAACGGGTTCGTGCAAAAGGGAATTGATACCTTCATGCGCGCCAAGCTGGCGCGTGTTGGTATTGATTTGTCTGACCAAGGCAATAACCAAGCGCTTGCGCGCAAGGGTACGCTACAGTCATTCAATCCTTACTGTACGATTGATCTCGCTGCTGCTTCTGATAGTTTATCTATCGAGGTGGTCCGGGATTTACTCCCCCCGGCGTGGTTTGAGTTCCTCGATGAGGTTCGCTCCCCACGTTATAAGCTTAACTCTAGTGCCTCTACGAGGTACAACAAGTTCTGCTCTATGGGTAACGGTTTTTGTTTTCCACTCCAGACACTTATCTTTTCCAGTGTCTGTTACGCGGTAGGCCGCCATGTAAATGGCGGGCGCGATTACGACTTCTCCGTTTACGGGGATGATATAATCGTGCGCCAAAATGTAGCGCTCCTTGTAGTTGAAATACTCAAGGATATCGGCTTCAGTATTAATGCCGATAAAACGTTCATTACTGGTCCGTTCCGCGAAAGTTGTGGAAGCGATTGGTTCAACGGGCAGGACGTTCGTCCTGTACATTGTGCTAAACCCCTCAGTAATTCTCGAGAGGTTATGGCATTCCACAATTCTACATGGCGCTCAACGCGGTGCGCGACGTTCTTCGAAGAAGTTCGTCCGCTGCTGCGCAGCATAACATCTCAGCCGCTAATGCGGCCAGGGTGTGAACCTGGTGACACCTGCTTTTCGGTGCCACTTGACGTTGCCATGGGTTCCAAATTTGTTACTTGGAACCGATCGGTGCAGGCTTTCCAGTGGCTAGAGTATATCTCGAAACCAGTGGTTGACCCTATCCGGCTAGGTGTGGATGAGCATGCAAGTGCTCTAATGTATGCGGCCATGCGGGGTTCTTCTTCCGCGCAGCCGTACACCGTTCGGTATGAGTACACTACAAAGGTAGTATCGAGGACTGGGCCCTATAGGACCCTGCACGAGATACCAC